CAGGCAGCGTCCCAGGCAGCGTCCCAGGCAGCGGCCCTGGCAGCGGCCCCGGCAGCGGCCCTGGCAGCGGCCCCGGCAGCGGCCCAGGCAGCGGCCCCGGCAGCGGCCCTGGCAGCGGCCCTGGCTTGGTCGGAAATGCGCCCATGCGCGAAATCTCGTGCAGCCTTGATCGCCAACTCTGGACGCTTATCGCCCGAATACTTTTTCCAGATTGGCAGCACTTCCTCAGCGAAGTCCGCAGCCATCAGGCGCGCAACTTTGTCGCAGTTCTCGACAGTGGCGCATAGAGCCCATAGCGCATCATCGAGGCCGTTGGTTTCGAATATCGTGAGCAGGTTAATAGGTTCGGTATCGGCGACACCTTTGAGCGCGGCGCGTAGATGCTTGTAGCGCGATGAGCAGGCTTTCATTTCGCGCAGGCGCTTGAATGTAGTGGTGATGGTCATAGCGCACCAGCCAGGCGCACAGGTCCGCCGTGCGCATGCGGGTAGGAGTGGTTGACAGGCATGATCGGCTCGGGGCCGACTGCGGGCGGGTTAGGCCAGATGAGCAGGAACAGCAGCCAGTGAATCATTGTGATTCCTTTCGAGCGCGCAATGCTTCTTTGATGAGCACGCGCACGGTTGCAGTGATGGATCGATCCTCGGTGTTCGCGATCCCTTGGAGTTGCGCCCACATCTCGTCATCGAGGTATAGGTGAGTGTCGCGGCCAGTGCGGGTCTGCGGCTTAGATTTAGCTTTCTTCATGGTTTTCCACTATGCTCCTACTCGCGTGATATTGCAACCTAAATCTTCCGCATATCGCAAAACTTAAGTAACTAGGGAAGACTCCGCGTAGTCAATAGCGAGAGCGCCAATGCATCCCGGTAGCGATGAACTCCATCGAACTCAGTGACATGCGCGCGACGCTGCCCAACCCGATCCCGCTGCACCTGTTTGTCGTGCTCAAGCATGCGCCGGTGCCCGTGTATGCGCGGAAGGGACCGCATTGGATCATCGTGGGGTGGGTAGAGCGGGAGACGATCTGTAAAGCGTGATACAGTAATCCTTCGCGCGAATTGGTTGTCGGAGCTTGAAACCAGCCTGTCCCGCTCGGCATACTGAGCGACCATCGAAAACGTGGTGAGAGGACCAGGGAGACGGCAGGGGCACCTGCACGCATTAGCGCGAAAATCGGGCATCAAAAGCTCCGTAATTCCACAAATCTATTGCGGGGGTTTTGCTTTGTGCTATTATTCATTCCGGAATCAAATACATGGCTGTACGGTTTCCGGCGCCGCAAGCCGCGACCTACCTGAATGGCAAAAGATTCCCGCGTCCTAAATATCACAAGAGGATTTCGATTGAAGCACAACCAAGGACTTCGTGCGATCGAGCAGTGCGCCTGCGCATGGGTTGAGTTCGGAGTCAGCATTCGCGATTTAACGCTTGCAGAATCAATCGCCAAGCGCAACGAGCAAGCAGCCAATCGTGAACCTCTAGCCAACTGCGAGATCCCGGGGCTGATATTCAAGCAGCCAACGAACGCGCAATCAACTGCTTATGCGCGTGGATCGCTGATAACACAAGCCAACAGATATTGTGCTGACTATGCCGGCGGGTAGACCAAGCGATTATCGCGAAGAATTTGTTGGGCAAGCTGCTAAACTCGCTAAGCTCGGCGCCACCGACATGGAAGTCGCTGATTTCTTTGATGTTGATGTGCGCACAATTTATCGGTGGAAAAGTGAGCATGCGAAATTCTGTCAGTCCTTAAAGGCCGGCAAAGATGAAGCAGACGATCGAGTCGAGCGCTCTCTCTACCAGCGCGCCATTGGATTCGAGCACAATTCGGTCAAGGTTTTCATGCCAGCGGGCGCAACTGGTCCCGTTTATGCTCCCATCCGTGAGTATGTTGTCCCCGACACAACTGCAGGCATTTTCTGGCTGAAGAATCGGCGCTGCCAGGAATGGCGTGATAAGGTTCTCAACGAGGTCAGTGGTCCTGACGGCGCACCGATCCAAGCCCAGGTAACGGTTGAATTTGTAAAGCCGAAGGGGACCGATGAACAAGGTCCAATTTCTCGATAAGCTGCAGTTTCTGTTCGAGCATCACCCATACAAGACACTGTTTGGCGGTCGCGATGGCGTCAAGAGCTGGTCAATCGCACAGGCGCTGCTGCTACTGGGAACAGGTAGCATCCCAGGCTGGCCTAATCCTCTGCGCATCCTATGTGGGCGCGAAACAATGGATTCCATCCGGGAATCAGTTCACCAGTTGCTTACTGATCAGATCGTCAGGCTCGGCCTGGAGCAGTTCTATACGCCTCTCCAGTCTGAGATACGCGGCAAGAATGGAACTGAGTTCGTGTTCTGCGGCCTACGCAAGCAGACGGTAAGCTCGATCAAGTCCTATGAAGCCATCGATATCTTCTGGGGGGAAGAGGCCAGCACCGTCAGCCGGCGCAGTTTGACTATACTGCTTCCGACCATCCGTAAACCAGGGTCCGAGATTTGGTGGTCACTCAATCCCGACCTCGAAACAGACCCGGTGTACACCGATTTCGTTATCAATCCTCCACCTGGCGCCAAGCTCTGCAAGACTTCATACAAAGACAACAATTGGCTGAGCGCTGAATCGAGGCAAAAGATTGAGACCCTACGGGAACGCGATCCGGATGCTTTCCATCATGTTTACGAAGGCGCCACGCGGTCGACGGTCGAAGGGGCTATCTACAAGGCCGAGATCCAGGCAATGGAACGCGACGGCCGCATCCGCAATGTGCCATATGACCCAATGATGCCAGTGGACCTGTTCTTTGATTTGGGCTTCGCAGATCGCGTGAGCATTTGGGCAGCTCAACGCACGCCGTTTGAAATCCGGCTGCTCCGCTACTTCGAGGGCGATCATCAGGCAATCGACTATTACATCCGCGAGGCGCAGACCTGGGGTTACGTTCTTGGTACGTTCTTCCTGCCATGGGACGGCGGAACGCGCTCGCTAGGCACAGGCAAGTCAATTGAGGAAATCATACGGCTAAAAGGCTTTATGGTGCGCGTCAATAGGCAGTTGAGCGTGGCCGATGGTATTAACGCGGTGCGCACTTTGTTCCCGCAGATTTATGCCGATGCTGTACTGTGTGCGGATGGCCTGCAGTATCTAAGGAGATATCAATGGGGCCCGCCGACAGCGCTGGGAGTGCCCAGAAGCCAACCGCTTCATGATGATGCTTCGCATCCCGCAGACGCGCTCAGGACGCTGGCAGTAGGCATCAGGGAGCCGGAACGAAAGCGTCAGGAAGAAGCGGCTCAAGCGATCTACTTCGGCGCAAACTCATGGATGCAATAGGAGGGTAAATGTCACGTTCGGCATCAGCAGGACAGCCGGTCTACAAGTATGCGGGGGCGTTCGACTCGACCGTCGCTAAAGAGATTCAGAACATTACCTGCAATGGGAACGCGGATGTGTTCTCTGGCAGCGCCGATGCTTTGACCTTCCCCGGTTTGGCGCAGGTAACAACGGCTGGCGTGAACGCAATGACGCTGGCCACGCCAAAGTCTGGGCCCCAGCCTGTTGGCGATGATGGCAAGTGCCTTGTTGTGGTGGATACGACCGGCAACGCACACACGATCACGGTTGCGGCCAACATATTTCCCAACTCGCACCATGTGGCGACGTTCAATGGCACAGCGGGCAGCTCGATCGAACTGACGGCAATCGCTGGACTCTGGTATCCGACCGCGCTTAACGGCGTGACGATGTCGTAAAGGAGAAATCATGGCAAAACTGACAGCATCAGCGCGCAGGTCCCTACCTAAGAGAGAGTTCGGCCTTCCTTCACAGCACAAATACCCCATGCCGGATAAAAAACATGCTGCGGTAGCTAAAAGCTACGCGACGCAGCAGGTAGAGCGGGGGAACCTTAGCCCCTCTTCCGCTGCCAAAATCCGTGCAAAGGCAAATCGCGTCCTGGGAGGCAAGTGATGCGCAGCAACGCAATGGTGGAACCGAAGATGAAAATGGGCATGGACAAGCAGAAGTCCGAGATGCACGAGCCCGATATGCGCCGTATGACCTATGAGCAGAGCGATAACGGAGGCTATGTCTTCCGGCATGAGATGGAGCACAGCGGCGGCGAATACCACGAGCCTGAGATGCACACCTTTGGCAAGACCGAGGGACGCGCCGCGCTCGAGCATTTCGCCAAGCATGCCGGCTTATCAGAGCACCTGAAGGGTGGCAGCGGCAAAGGCCTCAGCATTGCCAGCGTAAAAAAGATCCGCGGCGAGAATGAAGACGAGGAGGAATAATGCCCTGGAAACCGTCAGACGCGCAGCGTCACGACAAGAAGGCGAAGTCAGCAGTCGCCAAGCGCCAATGGGCTGATGTGGCCGACTCTGTGCTGGCGAAGACTGGCGACGAAGGGCGAGCTGTCCGCGAAGCCAATGGCGCAGTAGCCAAACGCAGGATCACATCGGCCGCAGCGAGCAAGATTATGGCTCGAGTCAGCAAGACGCTAGGCTGCTTTCTGCTATTTATCGCCACGGCATGGGCCGGGCCCAAGACCTTCCAAGTTACCATCGGAGCATCGGCCACCCAGCTCAGCGCCAATAATCTCTACTGCAGCGCCTGGATCATCCAGAACAATGCTGCCCACAATGTCGCGTTCGGTGATAGCACGGTGACGATCACAAACGGCATAATCCTCGCATCTGGAACACCAGGAGGAGCTTACACTACAACTGCGTCAATGAACGGCTCTCAGCCGGCTCCGGATAATCTGAGCGAATGGTATGTCGCTGGGACCAATGGAGATGTAGTCAACGTGGTATGCAAACAAGTGAATTTCTAGTCGATGGCAGATAAAGACTCCGACTTCATTGCGAAGATCCGCAAGCAGTTCTCCGCGGCCGCAGAGGATGAGAAAGAACTTCGCAATAAGTTCATCTCTGACTTGAAATTCGCTTCTCCTGACGGCGATGATCAGTGGGATCCGCAGCTGAAGTTGCAGCGCGAAAACGCAGGGCGGCCGGCAATGGCGTTCCCTCGCTGCCATACATTCGTGCAGCAGGTATCGAATGAAGCGAGGCAAAAGAAGCCGACTATCAAATTTGCTCCGCGCCTTGATCAGGACAAAGACACGGCGGAATGCCTAGAAGGCCTGGCGCGGTACATCCAATATGATTCCCAGGCCCAGGTGGCATATGAGACGGCAATCGAATATAGCGCCGGCGGCTCATTCGGTTATTACCGCTTTCTTACTGATTATTGTGATGATGAGTCGGATGACCTGGAGCTCAAGGTCATACCTGTCCTTGATCCGCTGGCGGTTTATGGCATTCTCGTCCCGGCTTGTTTCAATCGCAAGCCTAAATATGCTTTCGTAGTTGAGGACATGCCAAAAGCCGACTTCAAAGCGGAATATCCCAATTCGCAGCTGGTTTCGATCCCTTGGCAGGATTCAGAGCGGGAAGGCGAGGGCTGGGTAGGCTCGGAGTCAGTACGCATTGCCGAATATTGGTGGTGTGAAGAGAAGCGCGTCAAGGGTAGGCGGCGCCCAGTATGCACGGTCAGGTCTTGCAAGACAAATGGTTTTGAGATTTTGCCAGGCGATGATGGTGAAACCTCCGAAACCATATGGCCGGGTTCATCGATTCCTATTATCCCAGTCCTCGGCAAGCAGATGGTGATGGAAGGCAAGCCTCGGCTGTTCTCCGTGGTGCGGCCACAGAAAGCAGCTCAGCAACTCATCAATTACTCAAAAAGCAG